TTTCTCCTTGAAAAGCAGGAAGGGACACCGGCAACGAACACCGGGTACAGGTCTGCGGCAACGAACACCGGGGACTGCTCAGCGGCAACGAACACCGGGAACTGCTCAGCGGCAACGAACACCGGGAACTGCTCAGCGGCTTGTGTGGAAGGGGAAGAAAGCATCGCCATTGTCACAGGCAAAAACAGCAAGGCGAAAGGCGCCATCCGCGACTGGCTTGTTTTAACTGAGCGAGATGACGATTGGAAAATTCTCGGCGTTAAGGCCGTTATGGTCGACGGAGAGAAGATAAAGGCGGACGCATGGTACTGCTTGACAGACGGAGAAGTAAAGGAGGCAAAGGATTGAACAAAGCATTTATGAGCGGACGCCTGACCAGAGACCCGGAGACACGGGTCACACAGGACGGGCAGACAACGATCACGAGGTTTTCCATCGCGGTCGACCGGAACAGAGAGGAAGCGGACTTCCTGAACGTGACGACATTCGGCAAGACGGCAGAGTTTGCCGAGAAGTACCTGAGAAAAGGCCAGAAGGTCATCGTTGAAGGAAAAATCCGGGCGGAACAGTACACCGACAGGGACGGACAGAAGAAGACGTCCTTCTACATCATCGGGGACAGGCTGGAACCGTGCGAGAAGAAACAGACGGAACCGGAGAAGGAACAGAATGGCTTCGTGGGCGTGGATGACTTGGACAGCGCAGAACTGCCGTTCAACTTCTGAGGAGGGCGACATGATAACGGCTGAACTTATCGAAGAAGAGAAGAAGGCGGATCTTCAGAAGCTTGAAGACATCGCAGATCGGACGGTCGAAGGTATCAGGAAAATTTTCCCCGGTCGTGAAATCCGCATAAACATAACCGACGCCTCAGTGGATTACTGGCTCGACGGGAACTGTTATTCCGTCAACCGGTCATTCTACTTTCCCAAAGATTGATACATCCATAGACGGCGGCATCCGTTGCTCCGCGCCGTTTCCCGGTCTTCCACAGAGTTCTTCCGGGCGCGGCTATCTCCTTTCGGCGTCCTCCTGATGGACAAGAAGCACGGAAATCAGGCTCCCCGTGAACGGCTCCCGGGCAGGGCAGAAGCTCCCGATGGTCGGGGTTCAACTCCCCGGCGGGGATTATTGGCAAATAGTGCCGCACCATACAGACAAAAGGAGAAGGCTTATGAAACTGTATGAATTGACAACTGAATATTTACATCTGTTGGACGTTCTCGAAGACGAAGACGCAAGCGAGGAAGCGATCCATGACACGATGTGGATGATCCTCGAAGACATTACGGACAAGATCGAAGATTGCGGGAAGGTGCTGAAACAGCTCCGCGCAGATGCCGAAGCACTGAAGGCCGAGAAGCTGAGGCTGGCATCCCGTCAGGCGGCAATCGAACGAGGCGAGGATAGACTGAGAGAGGCGATCCGTCTGGCTATGGCGGTCACGAACCAGAGGAAGATCAAGACCGGGCTTTTCACGTTCGGCCTGACGAAGCAGAACAAAGTTGTGCTTGACGTCCCGGAAGAGGCCCTTCCGATTGAGTTCCAGAAGGTGACGGTAAAAGCCGACACCAAAGCCCTGAAAGATTACTTAATGCGCGACGAAGCAGACCTTTGCGGGCTGGCGCACTTTGAGACAGTCGACACGCTGACGGTGAGGTGAACGGGATGAACATTTACGAAAAACTGGCGGCAGTACAGCAGGAGCTAAAAGCCCCGAAGGACAAATATAACAATTTCGGAGGCTTCGCTTACCGGAGCGCCGAAGGAATCCTCGAAGCGGTGAAGCCGATCCTCGCGAAATACAAGACAACGATCACGATCACCGACACGATCGAGCAGATCAACGGCAGATTCTACGTCAAGGCGACGGTGAATTTTGTCGACTGCGAACAGCTCCCGGAGACATCGTGGAACGCAGACGGCATAACCGTGAAGAAAGCCTTTGTAGAGGCGACAGCATACGCAAGGGAGGCTGATACCCGCAAAGGAATGGACTCCGAACAGATCACTGGGTCGGCGTCGTCATACGCCCGGAAGTATGCCTTGAATGGGCTGTTGCTGATTGACGACGTGAAGGACGCAGACACTGACGAACAGAAGAAGATCACCGGAAGCGATAACACACGCGAGAAGGCCCCTAATTCGCCCGTGAAGCCGTCCGAAACAGTTAAGCGGGCAACTGAGCCACAAATTAAAACTATTCGCCTTTTAGCCGAAAAAGCTGGACTTAACATCGACACGATAACGAAGAAGCCGCTGGACATGTTCACGCCAGAAGAGGCCACGAAGCTGATGCTTGAACTGAGGAAGAAGGTGCCCGGTGAAGCTTAAAGCGGACAACTTAAACATCATGCAGGACATACTGAACGGAGGATTCCTCCTGTCTATGCATGTGCACGAGATTCCTTCCGGGGCTGAGAAGCTCCGGGAGGAGGCCCTCGCGGTGAGCATCACGAAATGGCGGGAGCGAAGATCACTTACGGCAAACGCCTACTACTGGGTCTTGGTCTCTAAGATCGCGGAGGCGGCGGGAATGCCAAACGCAAGAGCGCACAACATGCTTCTGAGGTCTTACGGAGTCCCGGAGACAATCGGCGGGCAATTAACCATTGCCATGCTCCCGGTCGAAGCTGAAGACGAAATCCTCGAAAGAGAGCTTTACCACCTGAAACCAACGAGCAAGACGAAGGTCGGCAAGGACGGGCAGATTTTCCGGGCATATATTCTCCTCAAAGGGTCTTCTGACTACGACACGAAGGAAATGGCGCGGCTTATCGACGGAACGGTGGAAGAGGCGAAGATGCTGGGCCTCGAAACGTTACCGAATGAAGAGATCGAAAGGATGATGGCGGCTTATGAGGTCAATCATACAAATGGACGGTGACTTTTGCTTCCTCTGCCACGGGATCGCGACGGACACGCATCACTGTATCGGCGGGAGCAATCGTAGAATCGCGGATCAGGACGGGCTGACGGTCAGGCTTTGCCGACAATGCCACAACAAGGTACACAACGGCCCGACGTCGAAGCCATTAACCGAAAAGCTCCACCGGCTTGCTCAAACAAAGTGGGAGGAATCCTATCAGGGCGACGGAAAGCCACGCGAGGAGTTTATGAAAAGATACGGGAGGAACTACTTGTGAAAGATTCGTTTTTAATGAGCAGGGACTTCCTCGACCCTATCGAAAAATTGACAGACGAACAGGCTGGGGCGCTCATCAAAAAGGTCATGCGCTATGCGCTTGACGGTGAAGACCCGGAAATAGAGGATCAGGCCGTCGCGGTAATGTTCATGGTCATGAAAGGGCAGATCGACCGGTTCTCCGATAAATATGACGCTATTTGCAAGAAGCGATCAGAGGCCGGAAAAAAAGGAGGAAGACCGAAAGCAAAAGCTTCTGAGGAAAAGCAGAAAAAGCAAAAGGTTTTTGACGAAAGCAAAAAAAGCTATCCTGATCCTGATCCTGATCCTGATATATATACCGATAAATCGGTAATAGATGCTTTTGAGGAGTTCGCCGCTATGCGAAAGAAAATCAAAAAGCCGCTGACGGAGAGCATCATGAAGAGAATCAAAAAGCGGCTTGACCAGCTATCAGGAGGAGACCCGGTGAAGGCCGTCAAAATCCTGAATCAGTCGACGGACAGCTATTGGCAGGACGTCTTTCCGCTGAAGGAAGACAAAAACCGGAAGACGCAAGGATTCTCGACGGAAAGAGACTATGACCGGGAATCCTACAACAAACAGTTCTTTGCTACGGGATGGGGCGAGGAGGTTATATGAGCAAATACCATAACCAGAAGACCACGGTCGGGGACAGGGTATTCGACTCGAAGGCAGAGGCCGACCGCTACGTGGAACTGATGATCATGCAGAACATGGGCGTGATTAAAGGACTGGAATGCCAAAAGCCCTATAAGCTCGTCAAAGGGAAGTGGAGGAACGGTCGGCCTTTTTCCATCACCTACAAGGCGGATTTCGTCTATACCATCGACGGGGAGATCGTCGTGGAAGACGTCAAAGGCTACCGGACGGACGTCTACAAGATCAAGAAGAAGCTCATGAAGGCTATCTACGGAATCGAGATTCAGGAGGTCACATAATGGAGCGTAAATGGCTGGACTATAGAACAACGCCTGAAGAGGTCGCGGAAATGGACGGAGTGCTGAGCCGGGACGCATATCGAAGGTTCAAACAGGTGAACCGGCGAGACATGGCGGTCGTATTAGCGAGGATATATCACTTCGGCATGGTGGACGGAGCAGAACAGGCCAGAGAGAAGGCCGAGGAGACCGAAGAGGTAAACTGGGACGACATCATGGAGGAAATCAGGAAGGTGAAGGGAATCGGCAAGGAATTAGCCGGGAGAATCAATTCAGCAGTGACGGGGAGGTTTGACAATGAGAACGACGCAGAATCAGAAGGTCTATGACTACATGAAAGAGCACGGAGGGATCAGTCAGAGGGACGCCATCGCGTTCGGGTGCTTCCGGTTATCTGCCAGAATCCACGATTTGAGAGCGGACGGGCATCTTATCAAAAGCGAGAGAAGATCCTTCCGGTCTGAGAACGGTGCCGGGTATTATGCCTATTATTCCCTTGCGGAGTGAGTCATGGAAGGAATGACAAGGCGGGACATGACCGTCCCGGAGGCTTATTACGAGCTGGGCTTCTACGTCTGCGAGAGGGCCGTGAAAGATTACAAGCTGGCCCTCCTGCGCGGGAACGGTTCGGAGATCAAGAAACTGGAGCGGTTCTTTCGGTCGGATTGGTGCTATTTCCTGAGCGACGGGAAGGTCGACGGGGAGCAGATAATCACGGAGGTGCGAAGGTGGACGTCAAAGCAAGGCTTAAAAGCTACGGCCCGCTCCTGAGATATGCGGAGAAGTGCTTCCGTGAATATGACGCGGCACAGATCGTCTCCGTGCGTTCACCGAAAATGGACGGGATGCCGAGGAGCGGAAGCATCAACGGGCTGGAGCTACAAGTGGCCCAGATAGAGCGGATCAGGAAACGGGCCGAGAAGGCCAGAGATAGGGTATTGGAAAGGCTGAACGAGATAGAGGAGATGATCGACAGCCTCGAAGACCCGGAACAAATGATGGTATTAAAAATGCATTACGTCTACGGCTATACATGGGCCGAGACGGCAATAGAAGCCGGGATGGCTGAGCGGACGGTATACAACGTCCACGGGCGGGCACTGGCAGAGTTAAGGAGGAAGTATGAAGCCGACGGATGAAGAAGACCCGAAACTGAAAGCCAGCTTTATAGCGCGAAGTGCAAAGCGGGAGGGGATAAAAAGTGGAGAAAGGTTAATGATGCACCCACAAAAGGGCGAAAAAGTCCCGGATGGCTTTACTTGCGAGAATTGCCTTGCCCGTGATTTTTTCGCGGTGGTGTTCGATGCCGTTATTGACTGGCGGGAGTGCACGGATTGTGCGTATGCAGAAGAAAGGAGAAAAGAATGACACACGAAATTAAGATACTGCCAAAATATTTCAGCGCTGTTATGAGCGGAGCAAAGAATTTTGAAATCCGCAAAAATGACCGTGACTATAAGGTTGGAGACACGTTGATTCTCAAAGAGTGGGATCGTGGAAAATTCACAGGTCGAGAACTTGAAAGAGGGGTCGGGTATATCTATTACGGCAATGGAACGTATGGACTGTCGGAAGACTACTGTGTTATGGCATTAAAGCGAGGGAAACCGTGTGTTCTTGATTATGCTGACCAGTCTGGGCTTGCGTCTGCGACATAAGGAAGGGAGAGAAGATGGAGAAGATTAAACCTTGCCCGTTTTGCGGGGGAAAGGCGTATGTGAAAATTCACATCTTTGACGGTGTACTGGAAACTTACGGAGTGCTTTGCGCAAATGGTAAATGCTATACGTCCGGGTGGCAATTCTACGACACGGCTGAAGAAGCTATCGAAGCATGGAACAGAAGGGCAGAAAGGAGCGAAGATGGCAAGGATAAAATTTGAACCGACATGTTCAGCGTGCAAAAGGCTGATTCATGGGAAGATTGACTGTGCAACTTTTTCAGAAAACCTCTGTGGAAACGTTATTCAGGACTACACCATAGAACCGTCAACGTGTCCATACTGCGGCGCGGTGTTTGAAGAGATCGTAATGCCTATATCGTTGCCATATTACAATGAGGGCGAAGAATGAGCGATTTAACATACTATGTGCCGTGTGTTCACAGAATGCCTTGCGGATTCTGCGACATAAAAAAAGAGGCGTGTAACTATGGCAATGGGGTAACTATCACGCCGGCCCCGGTTACAGTGCCTTATAAGATTGAGCCGAATTGGAACGAGGTGACGTGTTCCGCAGAAAGGAGCTAAGAATGACGTTAGTAGAATGTTGCGATTTATGCAAAGAACCGATGCTCAATTACACGGATGAAAACGGGCGGTATTGGGAAGGTATATCGTTCCGGTCGAAAAAGTACAAGCGGAGCTTCTTTGATATAACTGGCTCATGGACAGAATACTTATCTATATGCGGCCGATGCAGAGCCGAGATAGCAAAGAGAAGGAGAGAAGAGTGAGATGCCTGATTGGATTGGAATAAGCGCACTGTTCGTATTGATCTTTATTCTTGGTTATACGTGGGGGAGAATGGACAGATGATTTATAAGGTTTTGGTACGTCTCGAAGCGGAATATGACGACATTGAGGCGGAAGACGAAATAGAGGCGTTTCAGATAGCCAGTGAACAGGCGGTAGAAGATGGGGACGGGTGGAGTTACAGAATAGAAAGGAGCGAAGAATGAGCAATTTGGTCAGCAGACAGGCGGTATTGCGGTGCATTAAGGAAAGCAGAGAAAATATTGACTGGGGGCAAAGCGAAGATGGTGATGCGTTCCTGCATTACTCAGCGGCTTTATATCGGACAATAGCAAGTGAAGAATGTTTGCCGACCATTGATGCCGTTCCTGTTGTGAGGTGCAAGGACTGCAAGCACAGAGACGCGGAAAATGGTCTTTGCGAAGGGCGAGGATGGCCGATGCAATTAGTCCCTTACGATGGTTTTTGCGACAAAGGGGAAAGGAGCGAAAAATGATTGACGCGGCGGAAGAAATGCAGGAGGCGAGCACATGAGCAGTATGGTGTACAATATGGATTGCCTCGAAGCCATGAAGCAAATGCCTGACAACGCTTTCGACCTTGCCGTCGTAGACCCGCCATACGGCGATGCTATGGGGGGGGTGGCGAACAGGTTCGGGGAACGGTTCGACCGCTACAAGTATTCCGAGGGGGGGTGGCACGGCAAGATGGAGTACCACGGCGAGACACTACGCCTTCGGGATCAGGAAAAGCTCACGCAATTACCAGAACCGGCGGAACATGGGCGGCGAAATACGCAAAAAAATCATAGCGTGGGACGTGGCCCCGGAAAAGGAGTATTTTGACCAGCTTTTCCGCGTCTCACGGAACCAGATTATCTGGGGGGGGCAACTACTTCGACCTTCCTCCGACAAGATGCTTCATCGTCTTCAGGAAGACAAATATTCCAGAAAAAGGATTCAGCATGGCTCCGGTGGAGTATGCATGGACGTCCTTTAACCGGAACGCAGAAATCATAGAGGCGTTTACGCAAGGGCGACCGGGTGAAGAGAGATTTCATCCGACACAAAAGCCGATTTATTTATACGCGGAGATTTTCAACCGCTTTGCAAAACCGGGGATGAAGATCCTCGACACACATCTGGGAAGCGGCTCTTCAAGAATAGCGGCTTATGACGCAGGGCTTGACTTCGTCGGTTATGAAATAGACAAGGTCTACTTTGACAAGGCCGAGGAGCGATTTCAAAAGCACATAGAACAGCTTGACCTGTTTCACATGGACGAAGAGCAAGAGCCAGAGCAGATGAATATTTTCGATTTTGGGGCATGAATAAAAGTTTGCAGTTTTATGCAGTTTGATATGTGCTATATAGGTATCGTGGAAAATAATCCACAGCCTTCTCCGGGGCCGTCAGTTAATAGCTGGCGGCTCTTGGTTTATGGTGCGGTCTCGCGCAGGGGATGATGCGGAGGCAGGGGTACGTGGTGGGGTCTTATGAAGGATTTCGCGAAAGCTTTTTACAATTCGCCAGCATGGAAGAGTACACGGAAGGCGTACATGAAGAAGGCCGGGGGATTGTGTGAGGAGTGCTTGAAGAAGGGCTTATATAATCCAGCGGTCATCATCCATCACAAGACATGGCTCACACCTGAGAACATCAATGACCCGAAGATCACGTTGAGCTTCGACAACCTTGAAGCGGTGTGCGCCGATTGCCATGAGGAGATCCATCACGACGGCATAGAGAAGGCAAAGGGAAACATGCCGAAGAGGTACAAGGTTGATGCGCTTGGTCGAGT